TTTATGACGTACCTGTGGGAACCAGTAAAGAAGTAATACAGGACAAAGCAATCGCTAACGGCTTGGCTACTCTTGAAGACTTTGCCCCAAAACCAACTCCTACAGAAGAGGAAGAAGACTTGCCTTGGTATCAGGACGCAGGTAATTTCCTTAAGGAAAACATGGAAATACCTATGGGTCTTGGAGGTGGTCTTGCAGGAGCCGCGGCAGGTATCCCTTTTGGCCCCGTAGGGATGATAGCAGGGGGCATACTAGGCGGTTCAGCAGGTACAGGAGCAGGGTCTTTAACATCTGATGTGTTACAAGGTAAAGACCTGGATTTTCAAGAGGCTGTTAAGGAATCTTTAATATCCGCAGGATTTGACGTAGCAACTTTAGGTTTAGGTAAGGTTTTAAAACCTGCGTACCTGTCAGCTAAAGCCGCCTTGGGTTATACACCAAAGGAAGTAGCGGAAGAAATAATAAAGGAAGGTTTAGAGACAGGATCAACTGAGTCTTTAAAAGCAACTCAAAAGATTTTACAAGGAGGCGGAGCAAGTTTAACGAGGTATCAAACAGGACAAGCCTCTAGTCTTGCTGTCTTCGCTGAAAAGATAGGGGATGCAGGTCTTTTATCAGGTAAGGAAGCCACAGGTAATGCGGCTAAAGTAAATCAAGCGGCACAGTCAGCGTTGAACGACATAGCTAACGCTGTTGACTTAAGAACTGGTGCGTCTCCTTCCGATCTAGGGGAAGCAATGTTTGACATTATATCCGCAGGTCGCTTGGCACTTAGCGATTCTTATGGTGACGGTTTAGAAACTATTAGTAAAAGAGTAGTAAACAGAACTGTAAACACAACAGGTATTAAAAAGCAACTAGAGTTGTTCTTAAAAAATAATTCTGAAATGACATCAGAGTTAATTGACGGTAAAACAGTGTCTAAAGCTATTTCTACACTTGATGACGCTACCGTAAAGTTTATTAACAGTCAGCTATCAGGGACTTTAGAGTACGGAAACATGACGGCTCAGTCTTTACTTAAGGTTGATAAAATGTTATCACAACAAATGCGTCAGTTTGGAGACATAAAATCTTCCAACTACAACGCTGTAGCTGACAGAGAACTTGGGGAATTGCAGAACATCTTAAAGCAGTCTTTTATTAATACTTTAAAACAAGCTGACCCTAAAATAGCAAAAGAATATGAGTTACTAAAAAATTCCTATAAAGAAGGAATGAGTGGCTTACTTCCTGTATTAAACAAAAACACAATATTAAATGCAGAGAAAGGAAACTTTGAAGCTTTGGGTCGAATGTTGACTACACAAACCAATAGCGATAAAGTTCAAGTCTTTTTAAACAGTATAGATGAAGCCTATAAACAAATAGGTAAGAGAGAAGGCTTACCTTCAGAAATTGCCTATAATACAGCTAAGGAAGCAAAGCAAGTCATTAAACAGTCTTTCCTTAAAAACTTGATTCCTGATATGTCTTCCCCTGATTTTGACATTGCTACCTATAGAAAACTTGCGTCACAGTTTAGTAAACCAGACGCAGACAAAAGATTAAAAATTATTGCAGGTCAAGACTATGGAAGAGTAAAACAAATATTTAATCTGTTTGCTGAAGCCAGTAAAAGACCTGAAGGCAATTTAGGTACTTTGTTCTTAAGAAACAAAGAGTATACCGCTATTGCAGGAGCAGGAGTAGGTGCTTCTGTTGGAGGGACGATAGGGGCCGCGCTTGGTTCAGGTGCAATCTTAACAGCGCCTATATTCCTAGCTAAAGCCGCCTCTAATCCTAAAGCTGTGAACAAGTTACTTGCTTTTGAAAAGATGAAGTTTAAATCTCCTGAAGCTATGGAAAAGTTTGCAAGCTTTATTGTCAGTGACACAATGGATGCTCTGTCTGAAGAAGAGCAAGCAGAAATACGTAACTACTTTAGACAATAGAACAAGGGTTAAAATGACAACACCTAATGGCGCAAGTCAATACATAGCTCAACACATGTTATCTTTACCTCCTGAAGAAAGACAGGAGTTTGTTAATAACTTGGCTTACACTCAACTTTCTTTTGCTCCTGTGTCTGGTGAAGCTATCTCAGCTAAGGAAGCTAAAGAGTATTTTGAGCAGGGCAGAACAGGCATGGGTATGTTATCTGCTTTAGGAGCTATTCCGATTGCAGGAGGGGCTATAAGAGGAGGCAAAGGTCTCTTCTCAAGCGCAGGGAACCTGATAAATAGGGTAGCACAAAACGTACCAACACATATTGATGAGTTTTATTCTAACCCTGTAAAAGGAGGAATAAACTTTGTTAAAGAATATGGTAAGGCGTTGGTTCCTGCCGTTAGAGAAAGTATTGATGCTGACGCTGTTTCAAAACGGAGAGTTATTGGAATTTCCGATTCAAAGATAGATGATTGGGCCAGTGATGTGGGCAAAGACGCAGACCTTACAGCAATCTCAATATCTCGTCAGCTTCCTAACACTGAAAATACTCTACTAGAAAAGAGCGTTGTAGCTTTAAAATATTTAGACTCGAGAATACCTAAAGAAGACACAGCTAGACTAGCTTCAGGAATTGGTGATGGTTTTAGAACTTCAGGTAAGATTCCAGAGTCTATAGTCAACAGAGCTTTAAACCACCTAACCCAAGGGCCACACATAAAGAACCCAAAAGCGAGGTATGAGTATCAAATTAAAGACCCGTCAGCAGGGAAGAACATAGGATACTTAGAAACCACTGGTGTAGCTAAAGCAGGTTCTTCAGCGGTTCGGGCAATGAGGGGCAAGTCTACAGACACTTATTTAGAAACGGTTAATAACCTTCGTAAATCTTCAGGAATAAAAACCAAAGATAAACTAGACTCCCAAGGGATGGTGGAGTATCTGCAAATTGCATCTACTTTAGATGGTAGGGCTTTTCAAGCTATGAAAAAAATAGGTGCGGGAGACCAACCCAGTACCATGTTAGATACACTGCTCAGAGCCAGAGCAAAGCAGAGCTTAGGACGAAAAGTCGGTAAAGGGGAGAAAAAGGTTCTTGATTCCTTTAACAAACTGTTGGATACTAAAGTAATAAAAATGGCTAGAGTTAGCGATGAAGCAGGAAACCCTGTTGGTGCTAGGAATCCTGTAGACATTAAAAAACCTGAAGGTTACTTGGTTACACAGCAGTCTTTTACCTCAAGACAACAAGAACTAGGAGGAATGAATACCTTCTTAGTGGTTGATCCTAGTAAAGAAAAGATGTATACGATGCTCAGTGATGGACATGATATGTTCGGTTTGAATCCTGTTGGTGGTCATGGTTTGATTACCGTGTCTCCTATTATAGAGTCCTCATACAGAACAGGGTCTAAGTATAATAACAAGCAAATTAAAACAGCCGCAACAAAAAGAAAAACGAACAAAGCAATAAAAAACACAGAAGAACAGACAGGAATCAAAAAAGAAAAAAATGAAACAAACGAGGCTTATACAAAAAGAGCCATGAGGCTTTCTAAACCCCAAGTTACTGAAGCTGACGTAGCTAGAGCTAATTTAGCTAAAAGAAAACTACAAGGAACAGCAGGGGGCGTAGGGTTACTAACGACAGCGGGGGTTGTTTCTGCACTAGAAGACGAAGAATAAAAAAAGGGGCCACTTAAGGCCCCTTAGTTTTATAACAAGTTACAACTCTATACTATTTCACATGCTCCACCTACACACGCTAACTCTTGAGAACCTGTAGTATTATCCTCTTGTTCAAAATGTTCAAGGTCATTCCAATCAACACCCACAGGCATCTGCTGTACTAACTCCTGATACTTATCCTCGCTGATGTCTTCATAAGGAGCTTGCTGATACACATGATCACTTACTGGCAACAAACTAATCCCACTGCACAAGTCAAAGTTATTCCAAATCCACTGTGCTACTTCCAAGAACTCATCGTCTGTATAATAAACAGTGATGCTTGGCTTATGTTCACACCAGTGGTTCTGATAAGCCTTCCATAACTTAAGCTGTTCCATTGCACCCACCTGTTTGACTGTAACACTAGTCTCTGGTGACTTGACAGGGAAACTATAGACTAAGGATGCAGGGGACATGATGTCTTGCTCTACAGGGAATCCTCCTGCTGACATGAACTGTGCAAGCGGGTCTTTCGCGTCTGAACGAACTCTTCTAATGTAATGCTTAGAAAACCTAGGATGAATGCCACTAGCGCTATCGACCAACTGAGACACAGTACCACTAGGCTTAACGCACGTAATAGCCACTGACTGATTGATTCCCAACTTTTTTGCCCAAGCTTTATTAGTTTTGATTGCCACATCTTTTAAATCCTCCAACCACTTTGCTGATGTTATGTCATTACTTAAGACCTTGTGATCCATAATGCCCGTCAAGCTTAAACCAAGCAATGCCTCTTCCTCTGTGTTTCTCTGCCACAACTTACGTAGATACCTGAAGTCAGTCAGAGTAGCCTGTAGAGTCCCTATGATAGCCGCTAGTTCTACTTTTTCCTTAAGGGTAGCTTTGGTATCATTAGCACGTACAACCACCTCAGACAGGTTACAGAACTGATTACTGCGTAGGATAATCTCAGAGCAAGGGTTAGTACCAAAGTCCTGCTCAGGGTCTCTACGTCCATTCCTAGCGGCTATCTTCTGTGCCGCAACTCTACTAAAGATACCACGCTCACCTGCTTTAGACTCGTACATGTTCTGCATCTCAGACAGGAAGGACTCAAAGTCAGGCTTCTCTGTGTACGCTACGCTGTTATTAGCTAGTCTACGATGTCCTTCACTGCGCCACCAATCACCCATCTTAGCCTTAGCCATTCGTGGATCGGATAGGTTAGACAGGCTAATCAAAGCAGACCTACGTACACCACCCACNACTACAATGTCAGCTATCTTACAGCAGATGTCGTGACACTCAATGGATGTCAGCTTNCGTCCTGTGGCCTTGGTNAANACCTCTATACAGAAGTTAAACAAATCTACCAAAGGCTCAGGGCCGCTTGCTCTACCACCGAATGTCTTAAGNCTTGCTCCGGCAGGTCTNACTTTGCTCACATCCCATTGAGGTACTTTACCTGCGTACAACATAGCTATCAACTCACGGAATGCGGAAGCCCAACCGATCTTACTATCGGAGACAACAATCATACTGTCAGTTTTATGGAAGGACTCAGCAACCATCGGTAGCTTGTTGATAAAGTTACGCTCAACACTGAAGCCTACACCTGTACCACACATCAAGACATACATCAACTCATCAAAGCTACGAGGTGAGTCTATGTGTAAGTAGCTACAGTTGAACCCTGCTACATTGTCTTTGTCTAATGCTTCCCCCGCTGTCATCATACATCGCATTGACGGCATTACTTTTAAGCTGTGTATTCCGTTGTACAGGCGTTTGGCTGTCTTCTTGTCAAGCTGTCCACGGTTGACCCAGAAGTCCACATAACGCTGTACTGTCTCCTCCCAAGTCTCTCTACGTTTCTCTTCAGGCATCCAACGTGCGTAGCGAGACTTATGTATAAACTGCTGATATTGATCCATTAACTGTTCTCCTCTTCTACCTTCTCTGTAAGCTTGTTTAAATACCACTGTGCTTTCCGTAAGTCCTCTCCCCTCTTACCCTTGTAGTCATAACGCCAAAGGTACTTCATACAGTTGCCCTTGAGATAGCCCTTAAAACCTGCTGAGGACATGGACTCTTCAATGGCTTCTATACACTCAATGTTTCCTGTGTTGTAGTGTATAGGTCTGTTGATCACATCCTCTCCCCAATCAAGGTCTTGAGTACAACTTTCCTTTAATATCATCTTGTGAGCCTCTTCCATCACCATGTCCGTATAGGGCTTTAGTGTCACACTGTCATTAGGGTCTATCGCAGGATGTTCCCTAGCTACTCTATCCCAATCAGCAGGAGTTGCATCATTAAGTCTCATCTTCAGTATCCTCTGTGAATTTATCTCTATTAATAATTAAACGATCTTCAAAAGCTTCCAAAAC